CAATATGGACATACTAAATTAAATTAAATGGCAAAGTTAATAAGAAAAATAAGTGTAGGCACAGATTATAAAAATGAGGCTATGCACTACTCAGTAGGTCAAGAAGTTTATGGAGGACATAAGATTTCAGATATAATTGAAGAAGATAAATGTTATAAAATATTTATAACTAAAAACAAAGAAGTTCTTCCTTGGAAACATTTTAATTCAAATATGGCGGTATCCGTCGAATATAATCTAGATTATTAAATGCAATCATTATTTGACTATATCATATCTACTGAAAACCGCTATAATAACGTGGTTAATATCGACGAAAAAAAACTAATTGTTAATACTGAAATTACAGAACGTGACCACATTTTTGTTAATCGTATTGGTACTGTTTGTTCTTGCCCTCTTACGGGCGATGCAACAATAAAAGAAGGAGACGATGTTATATTACATCATAACGTATTTAGAAAATGGTATGACTCTCACCAGGTAGAGAAAAACTCAGCTAGTTTTTTAAGTGAAAATAAATACTTAGTTGCCGGTGATCAAATATATGCTTACAAAAGAAACGGTGAATGGAAATGTTTACCTGATTATTGCTTTGTAAAGCCAATATATAAAGATGATGAATGGTCTCTTCAGACTGATGAAAATTTATCAGGGGAGTTAGTATATCTAAATAAAAAATTAGAAGATCTAGGGTTGTCTAAGGGCTCTATAGTGGGCTTTACACCTAACTCAGAATATGAGTTTACTATAGATGGCCAAAAGTTATATAGAATATTATCAAATCAAATAACAATTAATTATGGATCGACGACAAAAGATAGTTCAAGCGGCTGAAAAAGCTTTAATAGAACTAGATAAAGTTATAAGACAAAAAATTGATTTAGTTGAACTAGATCCAGAAAAAGCAAAGACAGCAGCTCAAGCTAAGTGGGTTGCTATAGAAGACTCTTTAAAGATAATTGAAAAAATAGAACAACTATCTGAAACTAAAGAATCAAAACAAGAATCTAAAGCTTTTTTAGGTGTTGAAAATAGAATCAAATAATGTATAAACAAACTCTATATACTATACACAAAGATCATTTATATGATAAAAAAATTAAGCATACTAATAAACATAAAAATTTTAAGTATGGTTACAATGAAGATCTTGATTGTGTTATAATAAGCAAGGATGGTACTCTAGGTGAGATATACAATATACAAGGTCTAAAGGTAGGATTACCTAAAACTCCAGATACAATACATGGAGAAGATCTTGATAAGGCTGATCAGTATTTTAGAATAGCTAACAAGCCAGAATCTTTAAAAAAACTAAGAACAATATATGACTTTCAAAGCACTCCAGAAAACATTAAAGAAAAATACTATCCTTACATTGATAGTGAGTTTACTAATAGGGATGCTGGTTATTGGTTCATGTGCAACGGTGCCGCGAACTACATTACAGGATCGCACTATATCTATCTCACTTGGACAAAGATCGACGTGGGATCACCTGATTTTAGACAGGCAAACAGGATATTTTACTACTTTTGGGAGGCATGTAAGGCCGATAAACGTAGCTATGGAATGTGCTACCTTAAGAATAGACGGTCTGGATTTAGCTTTATGGCGTCTTCAGAGACAGTCAACTTGGCAACTACCTCTAAGGACTCAAGGTTTGGGGTCTTATCTAAGACTGGAGCGGATGCTAAGAAGATGTTCACGGACAAGATTGTACCCATCTCAATCAACTACCCGTTTTTCTTCAAACCAATACAGGACGGAATGGAACGTCCCAAAACGGAATTATCCTACAAGATTCCTTCCAAAAGACTTACCAGAAATTCCCTTAAGGAAACCAATCAAGAAGAAGAAGAAAGATTGGGAGCAGGCTTGGATACCACGATCGACTGGAAGAACACGGGCGACAACTCGTACGATGGGGAGAAACTACAACTCCTCGTCCACGACGAATCGGGTAAATGGGAGAGGCCCGACAATATCCTCAACAACTGGAGGATCACGAAAACCTGCCTTAGGCTCGGTGCAAAAATTGTAGGTAAATGTATGATGGGATCAACATCTAATGCTTTAGCAAAAGGTGGAGATAACTTTAAAAAATTATTTTATAATTCAGATGTTACAAATAGAAACCGCAATGGTCAGACTGCAAGTGGATTATATTCTTTGTTCATACCTATGGAATGGGGTTACGAAGGATTTATCGACAAGTATGGGTATCCTGTCTTCGATACACCATCAGAACCGGTTGAAGGAATTGATGGCGAAAGAATATATACAGGAGTTATCGAACACTGGGACAATGAAGTTGATGGGTTAAAGAACGATAGTGATGCTTTAAATGAATACTACAGACAATTTCCAAGATCTGAAAAGCATGCATTTAGAGATGAAACAGTAAATTCATTATTTAATTTAACTAAAATATACCAACAGATAGATTTTAACGAAGAGATGACTGCTAAAGGTCATATAGTTAAAGGTTCGTTTTCATGGAAAAATGGTATGAAAGATACTGAAGTTATTTGGACACCAACTAATAATGGTAGATTTAAAATATCTTGGATACCACCAAAAAATATACAAAACAATACATTAGTTAAAAATGGTATTAAGTATGCTGGCAACAATGGATTAGGTGCTTTTGGATGTGACTCATATGATATATCCGGAACTGTAGGAGGTAGAGGTTCTAATGGAGCATTACATGGTTTAACCACTTTTTCAATGGTAAGTGATGTGCCTAATAGTAAGTTTTTTTTAGAGTATGTTGCTAGACCTCAAACAGCTGAAATATTTTTTGAAGATGTATTGATGGCATTAGTTTTTTATGGTATGCCTATACTTGCAGAGAATAATAAACCTAGATTACTTTATCATTTAAAAAGAAGAGGTTACAGAGGTTTTTCAATGAACAGACCAGACAAGTTAATTGGCAATTTATCTAAAACAGAATTAGAATTAGGAGGTATTCCTAACTCTTCAGAAGACATAAAGCAAGCACATGCTGCTGCTATTGAATCATATATAGAAGAATACGTTGGTGCTAAAGATGAAAATCATGGAGATATGTTTTTTCAAAGAACACTAGAAGACTGGGCTAAGTTTGACATATCAAAAAGAACAGCGTACGATGCATCCATAAGTAGCGGTTTAGCTATTATGGCATGTCGTAAACATTTATATCGCCCAAGGGCGGAAAGAGTAGTTAAAACACTTGATTTTTCTTTTTCAAAATATAAAAATGAAGGATCAAGAAGTGAGATAATAAAATAAATATGGCAAAAATAAAAGCGAAAAATTACACATTCCCTAGTCAAACAGTATCCGACTCTGTTAAAAAGACTCAAGAGTATGGTTTATCTGTAGGTAGAGCTATTGAACAAGAGTGGTTTAATAAAGACAACAATGGGGTTAGTAGATTTTATAACTCTAGAGAAGAGTGCCATAGATTAAGATTGTATGCTCGTGGTGAGCAGTCTATAAGAAAATATAAAGATGAATTTGCTATAAACGGAGATCTGTCTTATTTAAATTTAGACTGGAAACCGGTACCTATAGTTCCTAAGTTTGTAGATATCGTTGTTAATGGCATGCAAGATAGAACTTTTACTATAAAAGCTATAGGACAAGATCCAATATCTACTGGTAAAAGAACTAAATTTGTTAATGATGTTCAACAAGATCTTAATACTGCAGATTTATTAGAAAAAATAGAAGGAAAATTAGGGGTTTCTGCTAGAAACTTTGCTGTAAATGAATTACCAGCTAACACAGAAGAGTTAGAGCTTTATATGCAAATAAACTATAAACAAGGTATTGAAATAGCTGAAGAACAAGCTATAGATAATATATTTAAATCTAATGGTTATGATCAAACAAAAAGAAGAATTGACTATGATATAGCAACAATAGGAATAGGTTGTGCTAAACATGGTTTTAATAATACTGATGGTGTTGTTGTAGAGTATGTTGATCCAGCTAATTTAGTTTGGTCTTACACTGATGATCCTAATTTTGAAGATTGTTATTATTTTGGTGAAGTAAAAAATATAAAAGTAAACGAACTTAAAAAAGAATTTCCTGATTTACCTAATTCAGAAATAGAAAAATTAGTTAAAGAAGGTTCTAACTGGAATACTTATAATACATATAGTCCTCAAGACAACCAAGTTAATGACTCATTATCTCAAAACAATACGTTAACTGTTTTATATTTTAATTGGAAAACTTGGGAGCATGATGTATATAAAATAAAAGAAGTAGCAACTGGTGCTAAAAAAGCTATAGAAAAAGACGATAGTTTTGATCCACCAGAAGAGTCTGTTAGATTTGAAAAAGTAAAACAAACAAGAGAAGTTATATATGAAGGTGTTTTAGTTTTAGGAACACAACAATTGTTAAAATGGCAAAAGGCAACTAATATGGTTAGACCTAATGCTAACATTAACAAAGTAATGATGAATTACATTGCTAGTGCACCTAGAATGTACAAAGGCAATATAAATTCATTAGTAGCAAAAATGACACCTTATGCTGATTTAGTTCAATTAACTCATTTAAAACTTCAACAAGCTATACAAAGAATGACACCTTCAGGTGTTTACTTAGATGCAGACGGTTTAGCTGAAATAGACTTAGGTAATGGAAACAATTATAATCCTCAAGAGGCATTAAACATGTATTTTCAAACTGGATCTATTATAGGTAGATCTTTAACTGTTGAAGGTGATCAAAATGCTGGTAAAGTTCCAATACAAGAACTACCAGGTAGTACTGGTGGGCAGATACAAGTTTTAGTTGGCGCTTATAATCAATACATACAAATGATGAGAGATGTTACTGGTTTAAACGAAGCTAGAGACGGTTCTGATCCAGATCCTAATTCTTTAGTTGGCGTTCAAAAACTAGCAGCAGCTAACAGTAATGTAGCAACTAGACACATACTATATAGCAGTATGTTTATAACAAGTTCTTTAGCGGAAGCTATTTCTCTTAGGTTTAAAGATGTTTTAGAATTTCATCCTACAAAAGAGTCTTTGATAGATTCAATAGGACAATTTTCAGTAGGATCTTTAGAAGAAGTTAAAAACTTAAACTTACACGATTTTGGTATATTTCTAGAATTAGAACCTGATGAAGATGAAAAAGCTTTGTTAGAAGCTAATATACAAATGGCATTATCAAAAGGTGATATATTCCTTGAAGATGCTATTGACATAAGAGAAGTTAAAAACATTAAATTAGCAAATCAGTTTTTAAAATTTAGAAGACAAGCTAAACAAAAAGCAGATCAAGCTCAGGCTCAAGCCGCAAGTGCTGCGCAGGCTCAAGCTCAAGGCCAAGCTCAAATAGAAGTTGAAGCTGCAAAAGCAGATGCTGAGCAAATTAAAACATCTTCAAAAATACAATATAGAAAAGCTGACATTGAATTTGAGATTAAAAAAATGGAACTTGAAACGAGGTCTAAAAAAGAATTAATGCAATATGAATTTAATTTAAATGTTCAATTAAAAGAGTTGGAATTACAATCTAGGATGGAACTTTCTGATAGACAAAACATTACATCTTTAGCTAAAGAAAAAATGAAAATTAGTGGAGCTCCTAATACTGATAGACCAGCTAAAGATTTTGAATCAGCAGGTAATGACACCTTAGGTGGCTTTGATATGGGAAGATTTGAAGCATCTTAAAATTTAAAAACTATTATATTTTATAAAATTATGGAAAACAATACAGAAGAAAAAGTTGAGGTAAAAGTTGTAAACGGAAACGAGGATGTTGTAGTGACTCCTCAAGAAAAAGAAGTTGCAGTACTTGAAAAAGCTGTTGAATCAGGTGAAGTAGATAAAGAATATGGACTTCAAGATGATGGAGTTTACAAAGTTAATATTGATAAAGAACCTAAAAAACAAGAAGAAAATGCCATTCAAGAGCGAGAAACAGAGAAGGTTTCTATGGGCGAACGAACCGGAGATAGCCAAGAAGTGGACGGCGAAGTACGGGTCGAATCCAATAAAGAAGATACTTCAACCCCAAAAGAAGAAATAAACGAAATTATAGAAGATTCTCCTTTAGAATTAATAAAAGAAGAAGAAGAAGAAGAAGAACAAACACAAGAAAAGGAAATAGAAGAAAAACCTATTCCTTTAACTAATAAAGAAATAACAGAAAATTCTAATATAGAGTTACCAGAAGGTGTTGATAAACTAATAAAGTTTATGGAAGAAACTGGAGGTAACTTAGAAGATTACAACAAGCTTAATAGAGATTTAGATAAAATAGATAACGTAGGCTTAGTAAGAGAATATTATGAATTTACAAAACCGCATTTAGATAAAGAAGATATCGATTTTTTAATGGATAAAAACTTTTCTTATGATGCTGAGTTAGACGAACCGTCTGACGTTAAAGCTAGACAACTAGCTTTTAAAGAAGAATTATTTAATGCAAAAAATGCTTTAAAATTAGCAAAAGAAAAATATCACACTAATCTTAAGTTAAGAAAAAAGAATGATATTGCTCCAGAGTATAAAGAAGCATTTGAGTATTATAATAAACAAAAGCAAATAGACGAAGAATCAACCAAATTTAAAAAAGATTTTAACTCTAAAACTAATAAAGTATTTTCCGATAATTTCAAAGGTTTTGATTTTAATGTTGGAGAAAACAAATATAGGTTTAAAGTTGAAAACCCTAAAAAAACAAAAGAGTTTCAGTCGGATATTACAAATTTTTTAAACCAATTTCAAAGTGATGAAGGTCCAAAAGACGTGGACAAATTCCATAAAGCACTTTTTGCTGCGCAAAATGCAGACAAAATAGCTAATCATTTTTATGAGCAAGGCCGTGCCGACGCTATAAAAGATTCAGCTAGAAAAGCTAAAAATATAAATATGGATCCTAGAAGTGACGCATCTTCAGTCATAACCAAATCAGGTGATCAAATTAGAGTAATTTCAGGCGAGTCTTCTGACAAGTTGCGAATAAAATGGAAATAATAATAACAACTTAAAATCAAAACAATATGGCTTTTACAGCAGGCATACCAGCCGCTTTACAACCAACCCAAACTAAAGCAATGTACGGTGGAAATTACATTAATTTCACTGATGCAAACTTTAGTCAATGGACACAACAATTTTTACCAGATGTATACGAAAAAGAAGTAGAAAGATATGGAAACAGATCTATCGGTTCTTTCCTTCGTATGGTATCTGCGGAGATGCCTTCAACTTCAGATCAAATCATATGGACTGAGCAAGGTAGATTACATACAAGATATGCAAATGTTATTCCTCGAGGTACAGCAGGAGTAATGCCAGCAGCAGGAGGTGGACAAGCAATTATTGCTGCAGCCGCTGCCGCAGGTGGTATACTAAATTTTGAAGTACCAGTTGTTCAACCTGCTAGCACAGGTTTAACAGGTGCTCCAGCTAATACACTTCAGTGTAACTTTAGAATAGGACAAACTGTAATGGTACAAGTTCAAACTTCAGCTACTTCAGCGGTTGGTGGAACTGGTGCTGTTATTAAAGGTGTAGTTACTAATGTAGGTGTTGGTGCAGGTGCTGTTGGCGCGGGACAAATGTTCCAAGTACAATCGTATGCAGCTCATGCACAAATTGCAGCAGCATCTAGAGTTACAGCAATTGTTTACGGTTCTGAATTTGCTAAAGGTACAGGAAACTTTACTGAAAAGCTAGATCCAGGATATGCAACGTTTGCTAATGCTCCTATTATTTTAAAAGAAAACTATCAAATCAATGGTTCTGACACAGCTCAGATTGGTTGGATTGAAGTTACTTCTGAAAATGGTGCAGGTGGTTACTTATGGTACGTTAAATCAGAACATGAAAATAGACTTCGTTGGGAAGACTATCTTGAAATGTCTATGGTTGAAGGCGTTAAAAAAGTAGCAGGTGGAGCGGCTATTCCACTGGGTACTTTTGGAGGTTCTTTAGGAACTCAAAATGCTCGTGGTACAGAAGGTTTCTTTGAAGCTCTTGAAGCTAGAGGAAATGTTTATCAAGGATTTGGTGCTCAAGCAGCTGCTCAAGCAGGTGGTGGTGCATTAACAGATTTTGACAATGTACTTAAGCAACTAGACAAGCAAGGAGCAATTGAAGAAAACATGCTTTTCTTAAATCGTGATCTTTCTTTAGAAATTGATGATATTCTAGCGCAACAAAATGGTGCATATGCTGGAACAGCTAATCACGCTCACGGTACATCTTTTGGTGTATTCAACAACAGTGCTGATATGGCTCTTAACTTAGGATTCACAGGATACCGCAGAGGTTCTTATGACTTTTACAAAACTGACTGGAAGTACTTAAATGACTGGTCAACTCGTGGAGGTTTTGGAGATATCGAAGGTGTATTAATTCCTGCTGGAACTTCTACAGTTTACGATCAACAATTAGGTCAAAACATCAAGCGTCCATTCTTGCACGTTAGATATAGATCTTCAGAAACTGAAAACCGTAAAAACAAATCTTGGATTACAGGATCTGTTGGAACTGGTTCTCCTACTTCTGACATTGATGAAATGAAAATTAACTATTTAAGTGAAAGATGTCTTATCACTCAAGCAGCTAATAACTTTGTTTTATTCAAAGCTTAGTATTTTTAACTATAGGATACGGGCTCTTCGGAGCCCAGTATTCTTATTTTATATTATTTAATCATGACAACACAAGAAAAAAGTTCAAGTATTCAAGTTGAAAAAGACTGGGAATTCAAAGATAGAGTATATATATTAGCTGGAAATCATTCTCCAGTAACTTATACTATTCAAACAAAACACACTCCTAGAAAACCTTTATTATGGTTTGACGAAGGATTAAAAATAAATAGAGAATTAAGATTAGCTACTAATCAAAAGTCTTTATTTGCAGATGAACAAAATGGTTATTCCACTTTAACTCATGTTATATTTCAAGATGGCGTACTTAACGTACCTAGAACTGAAGTTACTATGCAAAAAATGCTTTCATTGTATCATCCTTTAAAAGGAAATTTATGGATAGAAGCAGATGCTGCTAAAGATGCTGAAGATGAAATTGATTTGTTAGAATTTGAAATGGAAGCATTAAACTTAGTTCAAACTTTAGACATAGAACATTTAGAAGCTATTATGCGTACTGAATTAGGTAGTGCAGTTAGCACCATGTCTTCAAGAGAATTAAAAAGAGATGCTTATAGATTTGCAAAATCTCAACCAGCTTTGTTTATTGAAATATCTGAAGATGAAGATATTAAATTAAGGAATTTAGCTAATAGAGCTGTAGAACAAGGTGTAATTTTATTAACAGACGATAACACAGTGTTTAAGTTTGCTAACGGTAAAAAAATACTTACAGTTCCTTTTGAGCAACATCCTTACGCTGCTTTATCTCAATACTTTAAAACAGATGACGGAGTTATGTTAATGAAGTCTCTAACTAAAAAGCTTAATTAAAGCTTACCTGATGTAAGGTGAGAAATCAACCTTGCATCAACTAATTAACAATAAAAATAAATTAATGGTAAATATAAATAATGTATACCAAACTGTACTTGTTATTTCTAACAAAGACAATAGAGGATATATAACGCCTGATGAATTTAACAGACTTGCAGAGCAAGTTCAAAATGAAATTTTTGCAACATATTTTCCAAAGTCAGCTGCTTACGAAAGTAAAACTTTTATAGAAAGTGATTTTTCAAATCCAGCTTTATATTTAGCTGAAAAAGTTAATGTTTTTTATAAAGAAAGTAATTTAACAAAAACAAATAATAAATTTCCATTACCAACTGATCTATATAGAGTTGGTGTTGTTTCGGTAAATGAAGTTGTTGCAGACTCTGCTTCACATGATGAAATAAAATATATAAATTTATCACCTTTAACAGTTCCAGTAGCTACACAGCCAGTTTATACTATGAATGGAAAAGATATAGCAGTTTATCCAACTACAGTTACAACAGGTGTTAAACTTGATTACATAAAACAACCTATAAGACCTAAGTGGGGATATGTTTTAAACGGAACAATTCCTTATTATGACTCTACATTATTTGATCCAGATACTGACAGTTATGATGTATCTGCAAAATCTTATAATTTTGAATTACATCCTTCTGAAGAAAACAATTTAGTTGTTAGAATATTAAATTATGCTGGTATTGTTATAAAACAACAAGATGTAGCAGGATTTGCACAAGGTAAAGAACAACAAAACTCAGCACAAGAACAATAATGGCAGTATCAAGAAGACCTTTAGACGTAGACAATTACTCCGCATTAGATGGAGGAACTGGTTTAGCTATCCCTGGATATTACAGGAGAACTAATCTTAACGATATAATAAATAATTTTATTGTTGCATATGTAGGTGATGGTAAAGTGCTAACAAAAGTTCCTCGATATGAAGTTGCTTTTTGGGCTCAACGTGCTGTGCAAGAGTTTAGTTATGATGTTTTTCATTCTGAGAAAGCTATTGAGATACAACTTAGTAGCACATTACAAATGTCATTGCCTTCAGATTATGTTAACTATATAAAATTATGTTATACTGATAGTTTTGGAGTTCAAAGAACTATATTACCAAGTGGTGTAACCCACGCAAACAAAGGTGTTGCTCAAGATGAAAATTATCATTATTTATACGATCAAGATGGTAATATTATATTTGCAGAAACATCTGAAACTATAGATAGATATCAAACAGCTAATACTACATTAGAGCAAACAGAAGCTTTAAATTATTATAATGGTTTTTTTGAAAATGATCGTTTTGGATATTTTGGGGCTAGATATGGTTCAACACCTCAATTCATGAATACTAATGGAAGCTTTGTATTAGATTTAAACGCAGGTCAAATATATTTTGATTCTAGCTTTTCAACAGATATGTATATAACACTTACTTATGTTTCTGATGGTTTAGGTGAAAATGGAAACTTTGATAACGTTTTAGTACCTAAACTTGCTGAAGATGCCGTGTATTCATCAATGCTATATAACTTAAGTAAACTTAGACCTTCAGCAGCTGGAGGTGTACAGCTTTATAAAAAAGAAGCTTACGCTAAAATGCAAAATGCAAAAATTAGAATATCTAATATGAAAATAGAAGAAATGACTAATATATTTCGCAACAAAGCTAAATGGATTAAACACTAATAAAAGTATATGCCAGAAATTAAAAGAACATTTAATATCGGTAAAATGAACCGAGACTTAGATGCTAGAATAGTGCCTCCGGGAGAGTACCGAGAAGCTTTTAATGTTAACATTGGTCAATCTGAAGGTTCTGCTGTTGGTTCTATTGAAAATTTATTAGGTAATGAATTAGTAGCACAGAGTGGTCTTAGTGGTAATGCTCAATGTATTGGATCTATTAGTGATGGTGGTGCTGAAAAAATATATTATTTTGTTACCACAAACTCTATATATAATGAAACTAACACTGGTAATCATGGTATATATGAATACGATCAAAAAACAAAACAATTAACAGCTTTAATAATATCACAACAATTAAACTTTCACACAAACTTCCCTATAACAGGAGTTAACTTAATTGATGATCTTTTATTTTTTACTGATAATAGAAATTATCCTAGAAAAATAAATGTTGTAACAGCTAGAAATAATATATCATATTATACAACTGCTTCAGATATTGACAATTTAATATCTGTATGTAAGTTTGCACCATATGAATCTCCAACCCTTGTTTCTGCTACTAATGAATCTACAATATCTTCTACTTTTATGGAAGATAAACTTATTAGGTTTTCTTATAGATGGCAATTTGAAGATAACGAATATAGCACTTTAGCACCGTTTTCACCAATACTTTTTTCAAGATTAGATCAACCAGATACAGTATCTAGTAATGTAAGTAATTTTGGAGAAATAGAAACTTTTACAAATGCAATAAATCAAGTTCAATTACAAATACCTACACCTACTGGTTATGGTATTAAAAATGTTGAACTTATATACAAAGAGTCAGGTACATCAGTTTTGTATGTAGTTGATGATCAAGAAGTTACAACAGAACCTTTTATTAACTTTACATACGCATCTACTGATCCATTTAGAACTTTACCTGGAGATCAATTAACTAGAGTTTACGATGCAGTGCCTAGAAAGGCTTTATCACAAGAGGTTGGTGGAGGTAGATTAGTTTATGGAAATTTTTTACAAAACTATAATATACCTTCTATTGCTTTTAGTGTTGCTAGAACAGGTGAAACTACAGCTAGAAACACTGCATTAGATAAACAATCTGTAAAATCTAGAAGAACTTATCAAGTTGGCATCGTATTAGCTGATAAATTTGGTAGACAATCTCCAGTTATATTATCTAGTTCAGGTGTTGATACAGTATTTGTTAATGCAAATCTAGGTAATGCTGATTCTACAACAGCTTTTAATGCATTAAGATTAACTTTTACAGATGTTACACAAATACCTAGTTGGGCTTATTCATATAGAGTTGTTGTAAAACAAAGAGAACAAGAATATTACAATTGGATTTCAGTTGTGAGTGGTGCAAGTACTGTTGAAAGATTAGGTGATAGTATAAATAAAATACCTAGAGATCAAACAGCTGCTATACCACCAAGTACTGGTAGTACAATATCACCTTGTGATGTTTCTGTTTATCCTAAATATTTAGGTGGTGGAAATGTTTTTACATCAACAACAGCTAATAACTATGCTGGAAGTTTACAGTCTATACAATCTATAGCTAACCCAGCTGGAACTGCATTAGTAAACACTTTAAACAATGCCGGCGCAGGTGTTACATCTGGCATTTGTGTTTTTGAAACAGAACCAATTAGTTCTGAATTAGATATATTTTATGAAACTTCTACTGGAGGATTAGTTAGTGCTATACCAGCTACAGCTATTGATATTGATTTTTTTAATTGTATACTTTTAACTTTTGATCCTAGCGGTGGAGCAGATCCACAAGATCATATAGAAATAAACAGAATTAGAGCTGGTTATAATCAACCATTTTTTGATGTTGGTGTTAGAGCTTATGTTGTTCAAGAAAACTTTACAGAAGAAAGAAGAAACAACACTCTTATACACTCTAGTGGGCTTTTAAATTCTAGAACTGGTATAAACTATATAAATCAATTTAATGAGTCTGAGGGCGGTTTAACTATATCTCTTGACCCACTTAATGGATCTATACAAAAATTATTTACTGATGACACTCAAATAACTGTTTTTCAAGAAGATAAAGTTTCAAGATCTCCAATAGACAAAAACTTTATTTATTCAGCTGAAGGTGGTTCTATACCAGTAACTAGTAGCACTCAGTTTTTAGGAACTATTGCAGCATACCCTGGTCAATTTGGTATTTCAAAAAACCCAGAGTCTTTTGCATCTTTTGGATTTTCTAGATATTTTACAGATTCAGATAGAGGTACTGTATTAAGATTAACACAAAACGGTATAGACGAAATATCAGGATCTGGAATGGGTGATTTTTTTAGAGATTCTTTAAAAAATTCTACAAAAATTGTTGGATCTTTTGATGAATACAGTAGAGTTTATGAATTAACTTTAATAGGCGAAGGATATAACGGAAACCCTGATACTAATCTAGCTACAGCAAGCGATGGATATTTAACTTTATCTTTTGACGATAGATCAAATGGTTGGACTAGTTTTAGATCTTTTAAACAAGAAAGTGGTGTATCTTTAAATAATTCTTATTACACTTTCAACGGAGGAGACTTATGGCAACATCACAGTGAAAACGTTACAAGAAATAATTTTTACAATAGTGGCACTAAAGAATCTTATGTTGTACCTATTTTTAACGATAGTCCATCTACAGTAAAACAGTTTAACACTTTAAATTATGAAGGTGACTCTGGATGGGATTTAGAATACATAGAAACAGATATAGGTAGCACAGGTAGTATACCTACAATTG